CCCACTCGTATGATTCGAGATTTTAAAGGTTTTTTGAAATTATAACCGAAATAACTCTCGCTTCCACTAAAACTTGCCGCAGAACTTGCCATGGTCAATGCAAGTGCATCTGCTTTGTCCGGAGATTTTATACCACGCTTTCGCATTTCATCTTTCGATTCAATTTTTATTTTTCCGCTAGAAGTATATTTGTATTGCGGTGATGCAAGTTCAGATGCTAATTCATCATCCTCTGGTAAACGACAATCTCTTTGGGCCAACCAGTCTTTAACTGCAAACCAAAGTTCCGCACGAAGGTTCAAATAATTTTTTTTGGTACTCGGTGACTCGGCAACATTTACGCCACGCACGGGAAGGTTTTGCTCACGCAAACGATCAACCACTCCGGATCCTAAACCAATCACATCAATTAATATTTCTTGCGGTTGCTCCATAACAGTAGCATCGTCAAATCTATTTTTTACCGCTCCGCACAATTGCATTAAATCCATGGACGGAAAAGTAATGATTTCAAAAACAGTATTTCCCTGGCGTATGCACAGAGCAGAATTATCACCACCAAACCTCGCAACATCTAATCCCCATAAAATAGGCTCAGATGCGGTGAGAGACACATCTCTGCCCATGGCTGTGCGGACAAGTTCCATAGGTATGACAGTATCATCGTCTGCGGACGGAAATTCGCCCATAACTTCGACCCTGGCAACAGTAGAATCTTCTCCGTATTGTTCGATCATGCGTTGGAAGAGTTCTTTGTCCGTGCCCTCGACTGTGCGGGAGTCTATTTGTTCGGTTTTCCAGAACTTGCGTTTAGAGTGAAAGGAATCGTAGAAAGGTCCTGAGTTCCTGCGTGGGTTAGAGAAGGTAAACCAAAAGCGATTTTTCGTGGGTTCGGAAAAGAATCCTTCGGATACGGAATATATGGGTGCTGGTATACCGGAAGCCTCGTCCATAATTAAACAAACTCCGTATGATGAGTGAATACCAGCGAACGCATCCGGGTTTTCTTCGCTCCATAGCTGTGCTTGTGCGTAATAGTAACCAGTATCGATTTTTAGGTCCTCAACGAGTGCATTTTCGAACCATTGTGCTGGTTTTATTGCAGTAGCAGTCTTGTTAAACCAGTGAGAATTTATGGATAAAGTTAGCCATTTGCCTAATTCTGCCCATGTTCTAGTTCTAAGCTGTTGTTCTGTGTTAGCTGTAACAATAATGGTTGCTCCTAACCTGGTAGAAAGCATCCATAAAATAATCCAAGAGACTAATGCAGACTTTCCAATACCCCGGCCTGAACCAACTGCCAATCTAAACATCTCTGGTAAATCAATGGCTTCGTTTTTTCTAATATGGTTTGAAATATCTCGCAAAATTTTTTCCTGCCACTTACGAGGACCAGTAAAATGTTCGAGGGGGGTATCCTTTTCACCCCAGGGGAAGACAAATTTAACAAAGTTTAATGGATCATCTTTGATGTTAAGTGACCAAACTGCGGTCATTAATTCTCTTTCTTGGTTAATTGGATATTTCATATTTCAAAAAAATTAAAAAATTTTAGTTCAACAGTTATACGTATATACGCCCCCCCCACGCACGAAAGGGGGGGTCAAATCGTTAATCCTCTATTTATTACACACACGCACACACGCACGAACGGACGGGGCCCAAATTCTCTAAGCGTCATTGGGGAGAAAAGGGGAGCCACTAAGAGGGAACCCCGTCCGAGTTGTCTATATAGTCGTCCTGGCCTTCCTGGACGCTCGTGCGTTCGCTCGTGCGTTCCCGTGCGTCCTGGAGATTGAGCTGTTCCGTTGGCTCGTCCGGGCGTACGTCCGGGCGTACGTCCAGGATCCTGGAGTTGGCGTTGGATAAGATCCCGGCCAGGTCCAGGTTATGATTTACTTCTTGACGATCTGCCCATTGATCCGGTGCCCGGTTCTTTAAGTAAAAGATTTGTGCTGTAACATTGCCATCCCGTGCGGAAGTCATTAATGCGTTAGATATTTTTTCTACGCCTAAGGCTTCCCCTTTTTTTATAGCTTCCTCAATTTCCTCATTTTCTTTTCGTCTCCGGTCGATCGTTGACCAGGAGACACCGAGGCACCGGGCTATTTGTCCTGAGGTCAAGCCTTGGGAACCAAGGGCAATTATTTTATTCAGAGTATCCGGATCATTGAGCAGCTTCTTTTTTCTGCCTGGGCGTTTCTTTTCCATAGCCTAGTTTAATGCAGTTCTGAGTAAGTTAATCATCTTTTTTAAAAAAAAGTTGACATTCTAATATTACCTATGAGAGAATCAAGAAACCTAGGGAATACCTGGGCATTTTAAGGAGATAGAAAGAATGATAAACGCTAAAGAAAAGAAATTAATAGAAGACGGATTTAATAGATTGTATTTATTAGATCATCAAACCTGGACACCATACCGGGAAAATATTTTCAACATCAATCGCAAAGGCGAGAGAAAACACCGGGACACATTCGGAGGTCAGAGACATTATCCGGCAAGTGCATCAATATTCCTGGTGGCCAAGTATTGGTCAGTCAAGCATATTCTTGATGCCTTGTATCAAACTCATAGACCTTACCAGGTAAAAGACTTTTTAGTTATTGGTGAGTCCGCATTTCTTGGCCAAGCATTGGCAGAGAATTACCGGGAAGAATTATTAGAAAGTTTCCTGGACTTTGATTTTGATAAGTTCCAACGATTCGATTATTGCGAAATGGTTTGTGATGCTAACGATTCATGCGAGTCAACCAACCAACAATTTTTAGATTCAATTGAGGTTGCATAATGTACGAGGTAATAGTTGAAAATGAAATCCTGGGGCCGGTCGTTGTGATGCGGTCCGCTAACCTGGGGCAATGCCTGGACAAACAAAAAAGATTAATCCAGGAAGGGCATTTAGATTGTTTTATATCGAGGGTGAAGAAATGACATTCACAGAGGCAGTAAACAAATATAACTGTTATGCCCGGGATGTCCTGGGATTAGTTGGCGAGTTAGATATTCCGAGCCGGGATATGTCAACAAGCATTAGTGTTAGCAACTTTGAAACAAATACCAAGAATTTAATTTGGATTTTAAGAGATGCTCAAGATATGAATATTGCAACCATTAACGCTGATACGGGCAAAGTATTATGAAACAAGAAGAAACAACCCGTATTAATTACCGAGGCGTTGCGGTGGATCTAACTATTACCAGGAATTACTTTGAAGGCATAGACCATATCGAAGTTCAAACCCTGGACGATCACCCAATACCATTAACTGAAACCGGGTACAGATCCCACTTTTGCCATATGTCCGGAACTTTTACCATGGACCAGGCCATTGAATGGTTTTACCAGGAGAACGGAAAGAAAGATTCCAACGGATTCCAGGATGACTTCTTTTCTAGCGTCTCACATGAGCCACACGCAACGGAAAGCATTAAACAGGATGAAACTATCAAGAATATAAAATCTTTTAACTCTGAGCCTCTGACGAAACCAGGGGCGAAGGCAAACCAACCATCATTATTTTAATAAGGAGAAAAATATGAGTAAGACTATTACCCAAACAATAGAAGTTTTTAGATATGAGGATTTAAATGCTAATGATGAACTTTGCGAAAAGATATACCAAAAGTTTTGGCTAGATGATCCCGACAATATAAATGTCTGGGCAGATGAAAATTTAAACAGTTTCAAGAAGTTTGCAGAAACTTTAAATATGAAATTTGATTATTCGCTATCAAATGGAGAGTATCCCGACAGAGCTTGTTATATTAAATTGACCCCAAATTATCACTTAGATAACAAAGATTACAAAGAAATACTACAAGATTACGAGGGCAATGGTTATTGTTTTTGCTATGATCTCCAAACATTTACAAATAAACTTTTAGACAAAAAAGAATATAAAGTTTTATGCGAATGGTCTACAAATAATTTTGTTTTAGAAATACAAAATCGAATGTTTGATTTGTGGTTTCAAGATAACAAAGATTATTTTTCCAAAGAAAGTTTTTTATCTGATGTAGAGAGCAACGATTGGGAATTTACGATTGACGGAAAATTATTTTAAGGAGAAAAATATAATGAACGATACATTAAACGAAATAATCCAGGACTTGGCGGACCTAAGCTATACCGCCCTGGATTTAAAGGAAGATATCACCACCGGTGAACCATCTATTGAAACCGCCATGGAGAAGATTAACAAGATTCACCAGGTATTAATATTTAACCAGGATAAATTAATTGAATTAACCAAGGGTGAGGGGATGATGCAAGATACAAAAGAATCAAGCATTAATTTTATATTTACCCATAAGGGCAAAGAGTTTGAGATTGTTCTTGGTTCAAGTGGTGAAGATCATGCTATTTGTGACAAAGATGAAACACACATAACGATTATCAGATGTGAACCGGATGATAATAATAATATTACCTGGGAATACGGAGAGGCAATATTTGAATCAATAATTAACTTAAACGAGGGGGAAAAATGACTCAATATAAAGACATGATAGACCAGGCCCGGCAATTGCTGAGAACGGAACGGGAAAACGCACCAAGCATGAGTAAAGACTTCAGCAAGGACTATTGGCTTTTAACCTATCCGTGCGGGAAGATTGTTAAAACTTACCAGGATAAACGCAAAAAGGATATCGTTATCCAGGAGTCATACAATGATTGAGATACTCGGCTACATCTTCGGTATTGGTTTTCTCATATGGCTTATCGCCTTTATCATTCTTTATGCGGTAGCCAAGCATTACGAGAACAGATAATCAATACCCGGGGCGAATGTTTAGGGTTTTTCTCCAATCCCCTTGAACGCATCTCGCCCCACCTTTAATATTTAACCATGCAACGCACGAACGATAAATCCCCACGCACGAACGAAGATCCGCACCACCCCGTCTGCACGAACGGATATGACGAATACCCAATCGATCCGGCCATCCTACAACAGGCCGAGAACTATACTTTCAGCGATCCCCTTGCTCAGACAATTCTTCGATCATTACGACACCCAGGCCCACGAGCAACAAATGTTTCCGGACGCCCGGTTTCGCTTGTTTAACGATCCTACGCTCACCCTCGACCGCAATCCATAAAATCCCCGCATCCACCAACTCATCCACGCAACGCCCGACCGTGCGTCTATTCAACCCGGTCATCTTGCCATAATAAACATAAGCATCATGCGAACTGAACGTATCGATCCTATGTCTTTCGCAGATCGCCCATAAAACGAGCTTGGTTGCCGGGCGTAAGGATGTATATCCCGCACGGGAACGAAACCACTTCCACACGCACGATTTCAATTTCGAATAACTCTTATACTTACTCAGCACGGACGCACGTACGCATCCGGATTCACTCTCTTTATCCGGGATGGAATTTTCAATCCACCAGAACTGATCGTTCATTCATACACTCGCTGAATATAGGGAGGCCCTTCCAGGGGCCTTCCTATTTGTCTTGTTTGGGATATATGGTACATCTAGTACCCTTCATAGGTACTACTAGTGCCATAGTATGGTACTACTAGTGCCATTAAACCGGATGATTGTGCAACCAGGCATGGAGAAATTACCCCATTTTGGGGGGTAGAGCCGGGGTAATTCTCATCATTAATTAAGGAGATTAGAGTCCCGATTGCACAATCAAAGTTTAACATTATTACTTGTGATTCCCGAAGGCTAATTGATGAATAATATTCTCAATCGATTTAAGGTTTCGCTTATCTTCCATGGTTGGCTTGGCCTTTTTAATGATAGGTTTACCATGTTCTGCTAACGCATTAATAATTAACTGCACTTCTTTATCACTTGCTTGAATTTTTACTAACATCTTTATTTTCCTTTTTCTTTTTCTTATTAAATATTCTATCGAAGTTATCTCGATATTCTTTGGTATAAATTAGATCCCTTGGTTTATCTCCCTTTCCGCTCATGTGATCCCCCTGGTAATTGTTCAACATCAAACCATCCGCATGGGTAATTAATCATTATCTTTTCTCCCGGTTATTATTTCAAAATGATTGAGGGTGTTATCCTCAATCGCCTGTTTAAACTTTTCCTTTAACTCATCCTGGTTTAGATCTATGGCACCATCCATGTAAATGACTGCCTTGACTGTATCCTGGTTAATTTTGCTCATTTCTTAAAAAAACGAGGCTCTGAGAGGCCCGTGGTGAGCTTTTCTTTACCTGGTCCATGGTTTACCCTTAACGAAGTTATCACGTTTCCGGGCATTTCTAATTCTTTACTCATATCAAAAATCAAAGTTAATGTTTTTCTTTTCATAAACTTCCAGGACTGCCTCACGCCTTATCAATGTCATGGCATTGGTATCCATTTCACTAGAGTTAGCTTTAACCACCTGGAAGTTAACGACCCTGGTTCTATCAAACTCTAATCCCTCATCCGCACAAATATTTTCCGCAGTCTTTTCATCTGCCAAAGATATTGTGGCGGCCATCCTCATTCCGTCCACGATAGCCGCAGATCCCCTTATGGACGAACGAGAATCCCAACTTGATTCCTGGGTCTGCAATCCGGCCTTGCTCATATGATGGATAGATAAAACGGAACACTCAAACTTTGATGCAATGGAAGAACAGAACTGACAATACAATTGAGCCGCTTCCTGGCTCGTTGTAATAGGTGCTGCAACAAAAGATTGTATTGGATCTATCACAACCAAAGATAAATCTGGAATGGTTGAGATCTCATTGATTAACTCATGGGCCTCGGGTGTTAGATCTAATCCCCTGGCATCATCTTTTAATAATATTAATGGTTTAGGTGCATCCGGAACTGTATAGGCAAAAACGTCATACTCTGCATCAAATCTTTTATCGCCTTTATCTAATGCTTTGGTCCTTCTAAAGACTTCACTTCTATCATCCTCGGCCATTAACATTAAAACATTACCGGCATTTTTAATTGGTTTATTTAACCAGGTGCCTTGCCCTTGTGATACTTTGATCGCTAGATCTAAGGCCAACATACTTTTACCAACACCACCGACTGCCGCCAATAAACTAGGTTTAGATTTTTCTAACAATCCCTCAACCAACCAGGAACGAGGCGGTGGTTCACCCTTTAATTGTTTAATAGAGAAACTTCTAATGCCTAAACCTTGATCGCTTATCTCTAACTTAACTGCATCTAGGCCTTGTTTAATAGCCAAATCATTGAAATCACCTTCAATGGATGGGATTCTAACCAAACAATTGTAATATCTGGTGGCTATTTCTTCCGCTTTCTTGCGTCCGATATCAGTTTTATCATTATCAAAGGCTAAATAGATCCTGGCGTCCGTCTTTTTTCTTATGTTTTCTACTGCATCATTACCAAAGTTAGCAGAAAAAACACAAGCCACGGGTATTTGTGTTGCATCCCATACGCTTACACCTGTAGCCATGCCTTCAACCACGACCAAAGATTCAACTTTGTTTAAAGAATTAAAATCAGTACCAATTAAAAAGATGTTGCCTTTAACTTGACCGGCAGAGACAAACCTTTTAGATCCATCTTCCTGGATATATTGCAATGATCTAATCTCACCATCTAAATTATAGATAGGCACGACCAAAGATTTATTGTGTAGTTTTAAAGAATAACTTTTGATTTTTTTAGCTTCCAGGTAAGGATGCTTGATAACCTCTGAGTAAGTTTTAAAACGATTCTGACAATCTTTTGCGACTTCCTCATATCTTTGTAGCTTTTGTTTCTTGGCCTCTTCCTGGGCCTGTTGCATCTTTAACTGTAGATCTTGTCTTTCATTTGGAGTAAGTGTATTGATCTGGACAGAACTCCATTTGTATTCCGCCCCCGTTCTCCAATTTCCGTAAGTTGCGAATATGTGATTATGAACAACATTAATAACATACCAACCTGATTTCTCATTACCTTTATCCGGCCTCACTCCCGGAGTTGCTTGTACTGGGATCCTTACCAGATCACCGCTTGTGTTTAGAAAGCCGACATTTAATCCTATTGTCTGCATTTCTGCAATAAGATCAGCTTCATTGCCTCTATTTTTTTCTAAATAACTCTTATCTTTATTCAGTCCGTGTCTTATCTTGTATTTTGTAAGATCCATCTACCCCGTTCCTTGCCCTTTCGTTGGCGTGTTTTAAATATTCCCTGGTATAACTCTCAAAAAAATTGATCCTATCGTCCTCACTCCAATCACGAAACGCCCAACTTTTATTTTTAACAGAAAATTCCTTATATCTTTCTTTCAGTTTAGATTTAGCATGAAGAACACCGGCCCTAGATACTTGTGCCACCTTAGGCGATCTATTACCTTTCTTAATCTCTTCTTGATGTTCCATGCTACAGGCTCCAAACCATTTACCATCAACCTCGACCAGAAGAGGCCCTACTGGATCGCCACAGCAACCGCATAGTGAGGGCCTATCTGATTCTAAAAAGTTAAAATGGGATGTTGTCTTCGACTTGACTGTTGGAAACAGGCTCATCCGCTTTTACTTCTTTTGTTGACTTAGGTGCTGACCACCCCTTGCCTTTCATATCATCAATAGCAATGTAGCCTTTTGCATCTTTAACTGCGTGTGCTCTTACTCTTGAACCAACCATAGCGGAACTATCATCCGGAAAACCATCCGGAAATCCACAGGCTAGTGCCAATCCATGCAATGATGATAGACCAAGGTTAATCGCACCTTCACTTGTATCATGGTCTACTGTAAAAGCATGACCAATCATAAAGTTAGGTTTATCAACGACTCTAAAGAGAACCTTTAAAGCCACCCATCCATTCTTACCCTGGATTTCCTCATCAGAAACATATTCAAAATCATATGTTCCTGGTTCGAGTTCTTCCAAAATACTACTTTCGGCCTGAGCCTTATACTTACTTAAATCCATATATACTCCTTATCCTGGATCGTAGCTGTGATAGTCCGAGATATATTCCACGAACTCTTCACAGTCTTGGTTAATACAAATAAGTTGATGTAAGCCATCGAGAGGCAAATCGTTGTTATCCGGATCCATGCTATCAATCAAAGGATTTAATAACTTTTGGATCTTAGCCATAACACGCTTTGTTCTTTCGACTTCCCCCAACTTACTCACCTTTATCTTCCCCCAACATAGCCTTTCTAATTTCCGGCCATGAGAAGGGAAGAACATCCGGTAATGCGTACCTATTTTTTGCAAGATAGGCAGGTTTCTCACGACAGTAAGCAACCACATCACCAGACACCGCTTTTGTTGTCATTGTTCCACCTTTCCCCTGGACCTTAACAGTTCCAAGTTTATAGTTTGCAAAGAAACAACAATCACTGTGTTCTAAAATCAAATCGGCACTTTTTCGGTGAAGCTTAAGTTCATGGCGGTCAAAAGCTTCTATCTCTGGAGACTCAAATCTTTTAATTTGATTATGTGCAATTTGCAAAATAATCATACCCTTATCTTCACGCAAGACATTTAACAGATCTATGTATTGACGCCAGTATTTAAGGACCTCTACATACCCCTTACCATATCCAGGCTGTTCAATCGATTTCCAACCATTGTCTTGACAAGCCTTTTCCCAAATCAATGGTTCGAGCCAATCCAAAGAGTCAATAACCACTGTTTTGAATTCGTGCGGCTCATTTACTAGTTCTCTTAACCTTTGAAGCACACCTAAGTTTTCGTCCTTATCATGCTCTTTTTCTTTATCAAAAGCCGGACACAACGGAAATTGTGGTGCATCAATTGTACCCATACCATCTTCAGTTAATATAAAAATTGGTTTTGGCATATCAGCACCAAAAGTAGTTTTACCTACACCTGGACCACCATAGACAACAATCCTAGGTGGTTTTTGTTTAGATTTAGTTCTTATATCAGCTAGACTCATTCAACCACCTCAACTTTATTATCATTTGACAGAGCAGAATCTAACTGTGTAGCTAGATTGCTTGCATCTCTTTCTAGGCTTCTAAGAGATTGAGTAAGATTTAAAGCTTGTTTAAATAACTCAGACTCCCTTAAGCTTTGCATTGTGCGATTTACACTTGTAAGCTCATTTGCCAATGGAATTGTTTTTTCATCTAAATCAGATTCAAAAACCTCATTAGTAGTTCCATCTTCACGATTTATGGTAAAGATAGGTTCTTTTTTATTTTCTTCAGACATTATTTTTCTCCCGTATTAAGTTTAAAAGTTTCACAAAGACTGCGTCCATTACAGAATTTGCAATGATCCCCAAATACATATTTAGGGTTTTCATCCATACAAGCATCCGCCCGTGGTTTCAGAAAATCGAATCCCCAGTTAGCAAGATTTTCTCCGGTGGTTTCCCATGTCTTAACCGCCCGTTCTTTCTTTACTCCTCTAGGTTGAACTATCGTTAGTTCCATAATTGTTTCAGCATTGCCATACCTGGTTAATGCACCCAGGCCATAAATCATTAGCTGTTTGTTATATTCCGGTGAGACTTGCCATTTACCAGATTTTAAATCTATTACACATATGCGACCTTCTGAAAGAATAATTGCATCAGCAGTACCCCATATGTTTTCGCTTATCTCTTCCATTGAAACTTGTTCTTCAATTAACAATTTACCATTAAGTTCTTTTGTTCTTGTTTCTACATAGTCTGTATAGATCTTCGCACAATCAATCATTTCTTGATCTATCTCTATCTCAAAGTCCTCAACCATTTCAACTTTGCCAAGCCAATAATCTTCTAAAGATATATCACCATCTAAATGTCCTTTCATTAATATCTCAGACATCTGGTGAACCAAAGTTCCAGTCACAGCCGGGATGCTTGTGGTGTACGGAACTTGTGCCGCCAACTTAGGCATACCAGGACAGACAGTCCATTTGTCTGAAGCTGAAGGGGATAGCAGTGCGTGTTTACTAGGCATTGTTGGAAATGTAAGATTCTTTTTCTATTCTTTTAACATCATCAAGATCATACAAAATGGTGCCGGTTATTTTCCAATAACCAGGTCCAATACCTTTTGATCTTTTATTGTCTATTGTTTTTTTGCTAACACCCCAGCGTTTGGATAGTTCGTCAGCATCTATAGTGTTATTGATGTCAAATTCTTTCAGATCTTTTATTTCCATAAATTTCCCTTTTCTCAGATTTCACCTATAATACCTCAATATTACTAATAATGGTAATATTTATTTAAAAAATAAGGAGTATTTATGTCAATAGACAAAGCTACACCACAGGACTGGGATCAAGCAAGAGATCGCTTGGCTTCCAACAACCAAGTAGGTGGAGATCACTACAATAAGGGAACCAAGATTGAGCCGATAGATTACATAGTCGCAAACAATATTGGTTGGTGTTTGGGGAATGTAATTAAACTTGTGACCAGAGATAAGCATGACAAGATTGAAGATCTTATGAAGGCCAAGCATTACATAGACCTGGAACTTGAAAAGGTTTACGGGTTAGATAGTGATGGTAATAAGATACCAGAGGAGCTATTAAAAAAATCCTTATAGGAGTAATAATGAACTTATCTGATTTTGATGATCCGGTATTAAATGAAAGGAATAACAATACACCTGTTTATATAAACAGATACATTGCTCGTTCTTTGATTGATGTAGCTGGATCAAAAAATAAAGATCCTCAAGCGTTAGCGGAGTATTTCCTACAAATAGGAATAAACTCCGTTAAGCATTATCAGGGTCAAGAAGTTAAATTTGATATTGAAAGTCTTTAATTAAGATCTTTTAATATATCTTTGATGTTTTTGATAGCATCATTGTTCTTCATGTGCTCATCAGCGATGGTTAGTTGAGCTTGGTCTAAAGGTTTAGAAAAAACCACATTCCTGTGGGTTATAGAAACAAAAGCAAATACATCTATCTCATTGTCTTTATATTTTCTATGAGCAACTCTTTGGCCTTTACGCATATCAAAACGCCAGTTGTTTCTATGTTCTTCTATTTTAGACTGAGTTTTAACTTGGCACTTATACAGTTTTAAATTATGTTCAAAGATGATGTCTGCGGATGCGTTGTGGGGTACAACTGCTACTGTGTCACAAACTTGAGAGAGTATTGCTGCTGTGAGATATTCACCAAAACGACCAACTCGTTCTGTTGTTAGGGGCATTTTATTCTTCTAGTTTTTCTAATAGTTTTAGATCTATTTTTTCTTGCAAATCAGGATATCGCAACCAAGTTTCAAATCTGGCAATTTTGTTATTTTGCTCCAAGGTTTTTTTGATTTGTTGTTTTTTTGCGTAAGATGGCAAGAATTTATATTCATCAGATTGTATTAAATCGAGAACTTGTTGTTTTGTATTTAATAATTGATGTTGTGCCATCATATATTCATATTGTTCAGGCGTTAAATCAACTCCCTGTACTGTTCTTCTTGGCATACTTGGATAATATTCAATATCTAATAACTCATTAAAAACAATATCATTGGTTATTTGTTGCTCCCTCGCAGGAGAAAATACTTTTCCAACCCTACCAAGAATATCCGGAGCCGCACCTGGAGAATATTTTATAGGCTCTCCAAATAGGTTTCTTTTTGATGGAAGGTTAGGTGACATTCCAGGAGTTTTATTTATAACAGCATCAAGTAATCCTCTTACATCCCTTACATATTCATCGTCATATCTTCTTATATATCCAGATACATTAGGTATTGGACTGGTTAAAAAGTTTCTTATGTAAGTTGGTCCATATCTTTCAGGATCATCTATTGCTTTTATAAGATCGGATACTCCACGCAAATAAGTTTTATTTGTTATATTGTCCGCAAAAGATGCAACCATATAAGTTCCAACCTTTAACAATTCTTCATTTAATTTTTTAAGAGTTACATCTTCTTCTGCAACCAAAAGGTTATCATTTACCATATTTACAACATTAACAAAGTCTGCTGTCAAACCGAGCAATATTCCAAATGGCTCGAATCTTTGATAAGAAATATATTGATCTCCAACTTTAATTGAATATTCTTGCCACCCAGTTTCTCTAAGAATTGCTCTTTCTCTTGGATCTTCAGGCCCTCTTCCAGTTATTAATCCTTGATTTGCATACAATCCAAGAACAGACATAACTCCACCAGTAAAAAGCATTTTTGATTTTGCTATATCTGCTTCTGCACCACCAGCATCAATTGCATCTTTGTATCTTTTAGAAATCACGCCTAACGGAGTTCTTTCAAAAGCATATTTAACAATATTTACCGGAGTTCTAATAAATGGTGCAAAAAATCTTCCTAATTTAAACCATGGTTGAGACAAAATATTTTGTGTAGCTTGTCCAAATTGCCCTAATGGATT